GACTCGTCAAAGTGTTGGCGGTGGTGTTGGTCGTGGCACCCTTAAGGGCTTTGGTGATGGCGTTGAGAACATTGTTGACGCGTCTAAGGCTCGTGCTAGTAACGCTGGGTGGAACCCATTATCACATCTTAAGAACTGGTCAACCACTGGTAACCAGCTTGGTGATTCAATTATTGATAGTCAAATTACTCGTAATACGCTTGACCATTACACTCAAGTATTGAAAGAACAGGGCTATAAAGGCCGTGAATTAGTTGATCGTGCCTCGGTTATGGCTCGTCAAGACCCAGATAATATGGCTAGGGTATACGCTAGTACGGCTCGTACTGCTGCTGGGCTTGGCGCCGGGGTAACAAGGGGCAATAAAATTGAGACTATCGTTAAAAATATTATTTCTGACACTATCTCTGCCGGAAACCCAGGGCGCTTAAGTGAAGGAACCGCAAAGTTAATAACTCGTATGACAATTGGGTTCCCTACGGCTATTGGCCGTTCTGCTGTTGAGGGTGTCAAAAGGTTTACGCTTGGCGCACCAACATTTGTTAAGGCGCTCGCTACGAAAGACCCACAAATGCGTGCTATCTTAATGAAAGAAGGCCTTAAACAAGCTGGCACCGGTAGTATGGTTATACCACCATTGTTCTATGCTATGGGGGCAAATGGGCTTATTACTGGGAGTTACCCAAGCGACCCTGAAGAACGCGCAAGATGGGAGCGTGAAGGCATCACAGAAAATTCAATAAAAATTGATGGTGCTTATTATCAATTACCAGCTTATCTAGGTTCTTGGGCTATCCCTGGCCTGTTTTATGCTAGTTTGGGCCGCAATGATGGCGATTTTAAAGCTGCTGCTGCTGATGCAGCTAAGATCGTTCCTGCGTTATTACCAACTGACCAAGCTAGCAACGTCATGGATGCTATTAATGGCCGTACAGATATGGGTAAATTCATGGCTCAGACAGGGGCGAGCGCTGTTCGTGCCGTAACTCCTGCCGGGGCACTATTAAACCAGTTGGCTAAGTCTTTTGACCCAACTAAAAACGATACTAACAGCGGCACAAATATTGAAAACTTTGTAGATAAGGTGCTCAGCGGTATACCTGGCGTTAATAATATGGCTAACATACCAGACAAAAAAGATGACGCCGGAAACGTAATAAGTAACCCTAACGCTGCTCAATTATTGTTTGGGGCGTCTTCAGCATCACAGTCAAAGGGCGAAGAGCGAAGCGCTAATATAACGGCTAACATTGATAATTCTCTTCAAAGTATGGCAGATACAGGGGCTTTTGCTGATCCTAACCTAAAGAGTGTACTTGAAGATGACACATTGCAGATATACAACAAGGCCATCAATGGCGAAAAATTAGGCCAAAAAGACCTTAAAAAACTACAAGAGGCGCTTGTTAAGGGCGTTAGTTCAACAGGCGATGATACTGCTTATCTTGAGCGTGAGCAGTATGATAGCAACTTAACTGCGTTGCGATTAAAACGAGAGCTTATGAACGCTGATAAAGCTACAAAGCCAAGCGATATAAAGAAAATGGATATTGCCATTAAGCGTGGTGAGATCTACCGTGATGGCGAAATACCCTATGATCTTATTGACGCATATCAGACTATTGGGATTGATGAATGGCGTAAGATGGGTGATCCAGAAGATGACGCTTATGACCCAGACATGTACCAAAAGCTATGGGCAATAGACGAGCGTATGGCAAAAGCCGGTGTATCTTACAAAAAAGGTGCCCTTGATAAGCAAAAATATAGCGCTAAAAAACAGGGTTCTGGTAGGCGTGGCGGTAGTGGTAGCTCAGCTAACTTTAGCTCAGAGTTCGGTAAACTTAAGGCTGGGGCCTTTGCTCCAGAGGTAAGACAGTACCAGACAATTGATGCTCAGTCCGGTAGCGTGCCAGTTATTAAGACAGTAAGACCAAATATCGTGCATAAAATAGGAAGTTCAGGGTAAAATAATAATATGGCAGCAATAGATAACATTACAGAGTTAGCGCAAGATTCATACTTTAGTATTAATGGCGCTGAAAATGATGATACAGGCGATGATCTAACGATTTTTCAGAATAATTACATTCGGGCATTTAATATGTGGCTTGATGAATATGAGGCCGAAGCCTATTGGAATAAAGCGCGCGATAATGATTATGAACTGGGTGTTATTGCTGATACCACTACTTATTCTTTTGACCTCCCTGATACTTATAGAACTCCTATATTTGATGAAAATAAATATTTAAAATTTATAGTTGATGGCACCGTTATAGCTAAGTTTAAGATGGTTGACCCTAACCAAAGACAGGTTGATGATGACTTTTTGCGACCAGATAGGGCAACTTTTGTTGAAGGTGGTAATGGCGGCGGCGGCAAAATAGTATTATCTCGTGCCCCACGATCTGAAGAAGTGGGGGCAACTATGGTGCTTGATGTTGTGTTTAAATTCCCTAGACTGACTCGTACTGATGATACGGTACTATCATGGATATATAGCAAGCAAATTGCTACATTGGGCGTTTCAAAAAACGTCACACTGTCCGATGTTACAAAGGTTAGTTTAAGCCCATCATTTGCACAAAAATATTCAAATGAACTTAATAAAGCGTTGAATATTAATAATGCCTCTAACGAGATTGATGATATGCGAGGCGAAGACTACAGTAACATTGGCGGTATCTGGTAATGGCTATTTCAGACCCAGTTAAAGTAAAAGGCGCTACAATATCTTCAAGTGATATTATCTCTTTTTCTAGTGGCCTAGATGAGCGTGGTGACTACAATATACCGCCAGACGCTATTAGCTATGGTCGGAATGTTCGTATTAATTCAGCTAATAACGTCACAAAAAGGCTTAGTAAAAAGAAATGGCTGCCAAATTCAGTTGGTTTTAACAGTGAGGTGTCAACCGTTTATTATAACGGTGAAATTTATTATTTTATTGCTGATGACGGCAAGGTTAAATATATCCAAGATAATGATACTGCCTGGACTGACTGCGGTGGATCTAACGCAATAACAACTACTGCTGGTGTGATAACTACGTTTATGCGCGTTAACAACTTGTTATTCTGCATGAATGGCGTTGACGAATTAAGGTATATTGATTTATCAACTCTTGCGATGACTCAATTTACTTTTGTCGCAGATCCTACTAGTGCCCCTACCGCCGCTGCAACCGGTATAACAGGCTCCGGCTCTTATCGTGTTTACTATGGCATAACCTGGAACTCTGACGGTGGTGGCGAGACTGCTACTAGCCCTATACTTACACAAGCTGTTTCAAAAAGCCGTTCAACATGGAAGGATGATGGTACAGAGTATCTGACCATTACACGCAATAACACAGCTCCTTCCGGTGCGACAAGTTGGAATTTGTACGCCGCTATAGCATTACAGGGCACTACTCCTGTGCCTAGCGATTTAGCTATGCTTCAGTCAAATATACCTATAGCCACGACCACTTTTGTTGATAATGGATCAGTACCATTTGATATCTCTTATAATACTGCTCCAGATTCAAACTCTACAAGAGGTATTAAGCCAACTTCTGGCGTAATGGCTGGCAATATACCAGTTATGTATGGTGATCCAGATAACCCTTATGATTTGTATTTTGGCGGTTTAACAGATACCGGTGTATCTTTTGGCTCAAATAATGGCGCTCAAAGACTGCCGCTACTTAAAGGAACAAACTACTATCCTACCTCTGTTGTCGGCTTCCGAAATAACCAAGGTATACCGAATTTGCTTGCCTTATTCAGTGGTACAGAAGGCGTGTCAAAGCAACAAATTATTAGCCAAAAAACACTATCATACGGTAACGCAACCATCACTTACTGGGGCGCTGATGACCTCAATGCTGGCGCATCTGCTGTATACGCTAAGTATGGTGTAGTTCCATACCTTGGTGAGCTTTTATTCCCATCATCTGACGGTATCACCTCAATTAAAACTGAACAGTCATTGCAAAACGTTTTGCAACCGGCCATTGTTAGCGACCCAATTAAAAAGACTTATGCGACTATAAAAAACGCGAATTTTGATAAAATTGTTGGCGCTGCATGGAACAACCTTGTTTGTTTTGCTATCCCATCGCGCGGCTATAACTACAATAATCAAATTGCAGTTCGTGATATGACCAACAGAGATAAGCCTAAGTGGTATATATGGGATATAGCAGTTGACTGGATAGGTTCAATATCACCGCCAAACAAAGATAGCTTCTTGTATATCCGCCAAGGTAACGAGTTTTATAAACTTCAAGATACATATGTTGCCGAAGATGAAAACTCTGATGGCACATCTAGCCCATACCCTGTTGAGGTTGAGACAAACCTAAAGGCGTTTAGCCAGGGCAGGAACGTATATTTTGCGACTACACAAATAGTGGTGTATGTTGCTGAATTTATAGGCACAATAACGGTCCAAGTTACCTATTATGATAAAAAAGGCCGTCCAAAAACCAAGAGTAAAACATTTACAAATGGATCTCATGGCCGTAATTTATTGGCCGGTTGGAGTAACCCAAGACTATTATGGCAGTCGTTTAATAACCGTATGGTTAACTGGTCAACCCCTATCCCTACCTCTAGTGAGCAGAATAACAGCCTTAAAATTGTTAAGCGTTGTCGTATAAAGTTGCCAAATCCAGTTATTAATGAGGCAAAAATTAAAGTATCAAGTGACCTAAGTAACACATCATTTGACCTAGTTATGGGCAATTTTGAAGGTGTCAATATAGGCGTAATAGGTGATATAGTATAAGTATTATGGCTAAAGAATCTAAAGAAAAAATTACTCCCGATCAAAAGGTTACCCAATACCTTGGTGAATGGCAGCGTGGTAAGCAGTTTGTTGATACTGCTATCAAAGACTTTAAAAGGCTAGACACGATAGCAAATGCTCAATATGACGGCGCTTCTGGCAAGAACCCAAATATTGGTGACACAACTATTGCCGGTATTGTGCGCCAGATTATGCGTACAGCGGTAAAAAAGATGCCGCTTGTGTCAATATCTATCAATGGATCAAAAAGCACAGTAGAGGCTATTATATGTCGTAACCGTGTTGAAAAAGTGCTACTTAACCCAACAACCTTTGGCAAAGGCTTTGTGAACACCTTGCAACTTGGTGGGCGCGGTTCTTTGTCTCGTGGCTTCAACGTGTTCCAGGTGAGCGCTACTAAGCTATACGGCAAATATGGGGTAGTGCCTAGGCTTATTCACTTTAATGACTTTGCTATTGAACCAGGCACCCAAGAGGGTAGCCACAGCCCATACTTCTATATTAGAACCAAGATGACCCCCCTTAAATTACAGGGTATTTATGATCGCGAGAGCAAAAAGCCAGCCGGTAAAAGCACATATAACTTGCCAGCGCTTAAAGCACTTATTGAAACAGGCCCAGACAGCAATGGATCGTCTGACTATGCAGAGTATGTAACTCCGATGGAACAGAGCAAAATTGAGGCTAATGCTGAGACTTATGACATTATCACAAGATATTATTACGATACGTCTATCCCAACTGAAACATTTAGCCCAAGCATCAACCAGATTATAAGGACAGTTCCAAATCGTTCTAAGTTTGGGTTCCCAAGGGTACTAATGCTTGTTATTGACCCTGCTGAGCTATCGCCATTTGGTGACAGCCGTGTACGCCTAGCATCGCCTAATCAAAACTTCTTGATGGCATTACGCCAGAACGTAGCCACAACATGGCTTTATAACAGCAAGCCAACTATGGTTAAAACCGGTCTGTTTACCGGCGCTACGAACCTTAAGAGTGGTGGCGTTATTACTTCAACCGATCCTAATGCAAAAGTCACGTTACTAACACTAGATACAGCTACAAGCCAACAATACCCAACTATTAGTGCTTCAATTGAAAAGCAGATACAAACTATGATGGGTATGAACCCAGGCCAGGCGCTTGGTGCAATTGGTGACTCAAAAACAGGCGTTGGTGCACAAGCCCAAAAAATGGGCATTGATGATGCTATCCAGCAAATCACCAATATTATCCAAGAGTTTTTAGCGCAATATATTATCTCTGGGCTAGATCTTTATTTATCGGAACAAGATGGTGAGGGCGTTATATACGTTGATGATGCGACTCGTGAAGATGTCTTACGCATCAAGCCAGACGCTTTCCCTGATGAAAAGAACCCTAATGCGCTTAAGGTTAACTGGAACCAACTTTATGAATACATCCAAGAAATTGATGTTACCGTAGATACAACGATGAGTAAAGAAGACTGGACCAACGAAAAGCGCGGTGACTTGCAAGATGCAGTCACGGTGATGAGCCAAACTACCGATCCTAACGACCCTGAAGCAGTCGCTAAAAAGAAAATTGTTGAAGACAAACTACTTGATGAGACTGCGCCAGAGCTATCAACTGCGCTTAATAACATCCCTGAAACCCCTGTTATGCCCCAGCCTAATTTGACACCGCCGGTGCAGTAATGTAAAACTATAAGCAGTTATGGCACATACAGAAGACATACCATACGAGGTTAGCGAGTTCGCTACTCCTGACCCAGAAAAACAACCCGATGATCCTGACCAGGAGTATAAGGGTGTGCTTAAAGAAGTTCAGCAATATCTTACTGAGGCAATTGATGAACATAACTCTCTTGACGTGATTGATCTAACCGAGCAAGCTAAAATGACTCCTACGCAGCAAATAGCTGTCTGTAAGCTAGTCGTTAAACACTTGCGAGACATTAAATCAACAGTAGATAATAAATTAAAGGAGTTAGCGTAATGCCAGATATAGACGAAGACTTTGACAAAGCATTTGAGGGTTTTGGTGAAGAAGGTACACCCCCAGTAACACCGCCAAGTGATCCACCAAAGGATGACCCAGTTCAAGAGGATGGCGGCAAGGATGATACCGAGCCAAAGGAACCGAAAAAAGATGACAAGCCAGCCGATGAGGCGCCCAAAGATGAGGCTGCCGATCCAGCAAAGGATGAGAAAAAAGAGGAAGGCCAGCCTAAACCGGCTACGCCTCCAGAAACGCCGCCAGCGCAAGAAGAGCCAAAGCCTTTAACGGAAGACTCTATACGCAATATTATTAGAGATATACGAACTGAAGAGCGTACATCCAGCCAGGCGCTTGATAATGCGGTGCAGGATGTCATGGAAGCCTATTATCCTGACGGCTTATCAAACGTGCTAGTTGATCAAAACACCGGCAAACAGCTTAAAACACCACAAGATGTTGTTGATGCTACCAATGGTCAAATGACTACTGAAGAAGCTGCTCAATGGCTTATGAACGAACAGTTTAAACTTGACCAAGAAATCGCAAAAATTAAAAGTGATGCTAGGTCAATTGCTGAGACAACACTTAAATTTAAACAAGATGGTATCACCGTACTTGAACGGTATGATCCGTTATTTAAAGCTTACCCAGCATTACAGGGCAAAGTATGGGAACAATATAAAAAACTAGTAAAAGCTGACGAAGCTAAAGGGGTTATTTTATCTGCCCCTGATATGCTTGAATTTTATGACACGATGCTTGAACCATATCGTATGGCTTACGAACATTCACAGAAACAGTCTGCAACCGCGCCAACTGCGCCCCAAACACCTCCTGTACAGCCCGGAGCTGATGATAGGTTAGATGAAGGCGGTGACGGTGGAATATCACCCGTTGATGATCCAAATGATTTTGCACAACAAGTAACTAAAGAATTAGCTAAAGGAGCATAGAAATGGAAAAACAAGAACCACAAGGCGTGCCATTTTTTAACGTTAAGAGCGGTGAAACAATGTGGGCTAAAACAGAAGCCCAGATACAAGCATTTATAAATAGCTCAGATATGGGGATAAATGCCTCACGTGATCAAGATTTTGGCTGGCGATTAGCCCCAGAATGGGTTAAAAAAGTTCGTACTTTTAGGCGCGATGAAGTAAAAATGGAACGTCTTACAAGCCGTAACGGTGGCCAAAAAGTAACTACGCCACAAATTCTATACACTATTTATGGTGACCAGGTACGTGCCTACCAGGAACGAATTGAAGAAGACTCTGCGCCATTTGAAGAACAGTATTTGCAAGATATATCCGGCAAGAATGAGCAGCCAAAAGTTGCTGTTCAGCAACCAGATGATATACCTGAAACTGTTGATGATGAGGACCTTGAGCCTAGCGAAGAGACTGTCACCAGCGACAAAGCTACAGCTAAGCTAAAGAAATAAACGGAACACTTACTAGATCAGATTCATATTCTGACTGGGTATTGTCGGGGGAGAGTATAAACTCCCCCTTTTCGTTGAAATAATACTGTAGCGCAGTACATAGATAACGCAGCATATCGGCAACGTGACTCTGGCTTTTATGGTCCGGCCCAATATAATCCCCTGTATTTGGGTTGAATTTTTTGCGATAAATACGAACTTTACGGCTAAAATCACCGGTTGTACTAGCATTTATTAATATCTTCGGCAACCAGTCTTCAACATAACCAATACCGATAGTTACGCCTTCACGTTTTAGTGTTGATATGTTAGTTATACCTAGCTTTTGTAAATAATCTATACGTCGCACATTATCATTAAGGCTTGCCACAGTACCATCATGCGGTAAAAAGTGCCAAGCATATATATAGGGTTTTTCTTTAAGCGCTTGCGCTATAACATTTAAGCCAAGACCATTAACGTCAAGAATGTCTATAATGCGTGGTTTACCTTTAAAATATTGAAAAAACCCAACAACCATAGAATCAGACCGGCCAAGATCCCAGGCAGTAAACACAGGGTATGCAGGGTTATACGGCCATAAACCAATAGTTCCATCTTTGTCTTTTGCCCCCATTATCTCACCATAGTAGCTAGCTGTTGAAGACTGCCCCCAGTCAAGCAATATTTCTTGATTATATAAGAAGTCATTGCCGTATTCGTCAATATAATCTTGGCGTAATACTTCCATTTCTTCAGGTGTCATGAACCGATCACCAGGAACATAGCAGGTATATTGATTTTCTCGTTTTTTCGCTGCCTCATGCAGTTTTTTAAACGTGCCGCCAGATATACCGTCTTGTTTAGGTGTACTAGCGATGATAATTTTACCGCCGTTTCGGTTCGTGATAGGCCTTACTACGCCCAAAACGCCACTAGGCAGATCAACAAATTCGTCAAAAAAATAGATTTTAGCGTTAGCACCACGCAAAGCTTCAGCATTTTGAGCACCAAGAACCATAAGTGTAGAACCATTTATTAGGGTAAGGCGCATGTCATCTTCGGTGTTACCTTGCCTTAATATTAAGCTTTTCGGAAAATGGTTCAAAGTTTTAAAACCATCATTTTCAATATTGTTCCAAAAGTTTTTAAACCCCTGTGCTAGTGTTGGGTATACGATCACAACATTCATAACCTCTTTAACCATCTGCGGTACAATATGCTCAACAAAAACCGTATATGTCTTGGCGCCACGTCTTGCTATGACAAGTACAGCTTGCCTCAGATCCGGCTTATTAAGCTCTTCAACAATTTCTTGCTGGTAGTCTCGTAGAGGTAAACGGTGTGCTGGTATTTGCATATTATTTGCTTGTGTGATAACCCTTGTGGTATTCTT